CATCTTGTAAGGATACGTATACTTTATATTCGTTCTCCATAGCTTCCTCCTAATAGATTTCTGCGTCTACATTATAAGTGATAGCACTTCTAAATATACAAGCAGTAAATGCGCTATATCCAAAATTTGTTGCAGACTTGTGCGTGATTATTAATTCATTTAAATTCATTGTCGGTGTAATGATATTGCCTAGTTGTAATTTTCTGTCCGTGTTATCTCCACTTAAATTAATTGTTGCGGATGATACATTAGAGATAATTGTTGGTGATGTTGTACGCATAGCACCGACATAAAATTTCGTATATAAATTCCAATATGATACTGAACCAACAAACCCTTCAAATACATTTAATACTTGAAAATAACGCTTACACTTCACTAATTCTTCTGCAGGGTTAGGTGCAATAAATGATGTTGCTACTGTTCCTTGCTCTACTTTTGCGTATTTTAAAGTTAGCGTTCCACTTTTAACTCGAATAACTAACCTTTTTATACCTTTACTAAATGTAAATGTATTTAATCCGTTCTTCAAAGTTCCTATTTCTGTGGTTGAAGAACCATCAGATGGTCCTACAGATACTGTAGCAGTTCCACTTACACCAACGGCATAAACTTGAACGGTGATATCCCCATCGACCGGAGTTTCTAAATTTTGAATTAAAGATCCATCACTGTAAGTTGTTGGCGTTATAGTTACTGATTTATCTGAGTTAACTGTTAAACTATGCCCATACAAACTCCATCTGTCGACTGAATACACAACTTTTATCGTTTGAGCAACAGCACTTGTGTAGCTAGTTTCGCCCCTTTGATTGATTCTGAAATCCGGATTAATCAACAAATTCGGATTACTAAATTTATTTCCTAAATAATTAGCTAGTTGTGATAATAATCCTTTTTTCAATCCTGCGCCATTATGTACAGGCAATAAACTTGTATCTGTAAAACTAGGTAATTCGTCTAATTCTGTAACTTGTTTTCCTACCATGTTATTCCTCCTTGACTTTATATGACCAATCTGTGCCGACTTCTCCACTTGCTACTTCATAAGACCAATCGGCTAAGATTGTATTTCCTTTTTCATCAACTAAATCTTGAGCGCTTGTTGCGTTCAAATTTGTAGTAAAGTGATTATTCATCACCATTTGATTCAATGCGTTATGTGATGTGGTTACAGACTTTATTTTCGAGACAAGCCACTGAATAGAAGCTTTGTCTTTGAATACGAAGGACATGTGCTAACCCCACATTGTGTTTAAATCGTTTGTTGTAATCGCCGTTAATTCTGACTTCTTAACATACGCAGATAAATCAATGTCTGTATTACCAATCTTTTCATATGTCTTTGTCTCTGAAAGCCAAATATACTCATCATAAATATCTTGCGTTCCATGTGAATGTGCAATCAAATAAATCACACCATTTGAACCTGTAGCAGGTAAGCTCGTTACCTTTTCATATCTAATAGATGTAATATTACCTACTGCCGAATTAATCAACGATTGTACTTGTAATTGCGTTTGATATCCTTTACCTGTAACAATTGAATTCACTTGCGTAGATGTTTGGAATTCGCTGTCATTTGTTAATTGTGATACTTTTGTAGGTACTGAAATATCTACGGTTTTTAAACTTGGCTCAACTTTTGTACCATTGACTTTAACTGATTCAATCACGTTAACTTGAGCACCACTTGCAATATCACTTAATTTGCTTTTTTCTGCATTTGTATAGTCATTTGTTGATAAGCCTTTACCACTTACCACATCAACTTTTCCGCCCAATGCAGCTTTAATTTTGCTAATCAAGAGCGTTAGTCCACTCTTATCTAAATATTCAATAGCCATTCTTTTTTCCTCCTTATAAACTATTCCATATTTCATCTAATTCATTTGTTGATACCGAAGCTACAGAACCTTCTGCCATAGCTCCAATATCTTCCGGAGTATATATCGGTCTTGTTTCCGCTTTCGCCCACGTTGGAACTGTTGGGTCTATTTCTTCAACCTCTCCAATGATTTCATTACCATTTAATTTAGGCTTGTTCTTTAGCTTGTTATAATCACTTGTACCTTCAACGAACTTCTCATCTAAGCCTAAAGTTAATGTTTCTTTATCTTCATTGATTTCAATTTGAAGTTTGTCTGATTCATCTTCTATATTCATTTGAATATCTTGCATTAGAATCATGTAATCACTTCCTTATTCAATACTCTATATACCTTTGTTGTCTTGATAGAAGAAGCAATAGCAACTCCTCCTTTTGTAATCATTCTTAATTGAATGTTACAAGTTCCCTCTTTGAAATTGAGCGTTTCTTCTTGGCTTAACGATACTGAAATAGTATTTCCTTCAATATCTAAATCACTTGATTCTTTTTTCAAGATATATCCGTTCTGTTCAAATACCACATAGATATTCTGCATTTCATTTAAATCAATATCGTTTATTGTTATTTGGATTGTTGGCGTAGTTCCTTGTCTCATTATTTCACCTTGTACGTCCATTCCTCGCCTACATTTCCGGAGTCAACTACATATGACCAATCCGCTAAGACTGCATTTTCGTTCTCGTCGATCAGACCATTTTCTGAATCTGATAATAATTCAGTTTTAAAATGATTAGTCAGAATCATTTCCATTATTTTCTGATCAGCTTCACGGATTGAAGCTCCTAATGTTTTCTTTACATTTCCTTCGAAATCAATTCTTGCGTCAACTATCTCCGCATTTGCATTCAATGAGCTTTCCGTTGAAGATATAATTGCATCGATGCGTGAAGTTAATTCATTCGCTTTTTTTAATAAAGCAAGATATTGTCCACGCACTGCATTTCCGGCATTACTATATGTAATTCCATTACCGCCTACACGAATATCAATTAACTCGTTCAGATTTGTCTGATTACCATTTGTGATTGTCAATAAATCCAATCTACGCAAAATGGTGTCATATTTCTGTTCGATATAAGCATCAACCAATTGTTGCCAACTGTATTCACTTGGATCTACTTCAGTTGTTCCGTTTGGCGCTCTCTTCACGATAAAAGCTAATTCATTTGTCACTAGCTGCTTATTGCCACGAATCAAATGGACCGCTAGTTCAATCGGCCCACTTTCCTCAAACGGTTTCCCAGGAATATAAAAGCCATCTTCGTCAGATGGCAATACTTCTTCATGTAATTTTCCATGATGTAAATATCGAATATGAATTTGTTGTGTATAGTCATCATATTTACTTCCATCACTTTTCAATATAACAGGAACATTAACAGAACCTTCACATGTTTCTAGCCCTTTAATGGCCACAAGTTGTAAACCGCTTCTTAATAATTCCATCAAATCAACTCCTTCCTATACATATTTTGCATCTATTACAATTCCATTAATCAATGTTAGCTGCAGCTTTTTTTCTCCATCTGAACCATTCGCATAACACTTCGGTCTAAAATAGCCTAATGGAACAGTTCCAATCGCTAATAAATTAAATGGTCCGCCATTCGCACCACCACTTCTACCCTGGTTTTGGCCGAAGTACTGACCATTGTAGTACATGGCAACGTGCCCATTTCCACCACCCATGTTGGATCCCCACACGGCAATATCGCCATTTTGAGGTGAACTCACGACATTACATGAATTTAACATTCCATTTGAGGCTCTTTGCGTCCAAATATCTTTAGCTCCGCCCGATGCAGTACAGTGTGCATACGGATAGCCTAGCCACTTCATGTAGAATGCGTAGCCATCCCAACATTGAGCACCATATGCACCGTCTATATCATGACTTGTGCCATTATAAGTATCAACGAACACAGAAAAAGGATGAGCCATATTACTCAACCCCTGTCACGATTCCTGACCTAGTAGTTACTGATTTTGTAACAGTAAAAGTACCTGTTAATCCAGTTTTACCGTCAATCTTTATCGTGCTAGAATTTTCACTTAAAGAAATCTCATTGTTTTTGGTAATGATATCGACACCATTCGTAGACACCTTAACTTTATTAGTGCCACTAAGTAAAGTTATTGAACCGTCATTATCAACGGATACGCTGGCATCTCCACAAATCAATTTAATACTGTGTGATACATAACTACCATTAGATTTAACGGATCGAAATGCAATTTTTTCAGGCAATACAGTACCATCTGAATCAACACACTTTATATCAGACCAGACGGAGCCTTGTGCAACACCATCAGTGCGTGGATGCATATTGATTTCTGAACCGACATTGATATCCTTTGTAGTATTCAGTATACCCTTAAAGGTTCCATCATTCATTACAAGCTCACCGGTATCCATATTCAAATAAAAGCTACCACTCTTATCTGAAAGAATCCCAGTTATAATCGCATTCGCAATTAAACCTTTTGGCCCAAACGCATTGCCCCACTTCCAATCCGTATCATCTTCATTTCTTGTGTCAGAAAATTCCAAACCACTTGTTCCATAACATGTTGCTCCATACGTTGGACTATCTGGATCTAAATCTTCCATCTTCATAGCTCTGTAATCCATCTTCTTTGCGATATTTCTTTGAGCGTAAAGCGAAGCTTGAGTCGCATCAATGATTCCTTTTATCTTTTCCGCAATCAAACTAGATGTCTTTTTATCAATCACCTTTTGTGCTGCCTGAATAACACTGTCCGCGTTTTCAAAATACTTTGTTTCATAATCGCCTAGAGTCATACTATCATATTTTTTTAAGATGCAATCATAATCACATTCAATTAATCTTGCCTTAGTTTCGATATTCAACTTTCTATGCTTAATATGAACTGTATCACCAAAGCCAATTGAAACAAGATTCTTAATATCTTTGTAAGCATCCAGTCTTGCCAAATCTACAATATCAACCTTATACGTGATATTAGGAACATCACAATTATTTTCTGTGAAATAATCAGATGCTCTTTTTCTCAACACTTTATATAAATCTTCCAAGGTGTCGCAGACTGTAATTCCATTCGATGCATCATCTTCCTGTGCATCTTCTTTTAGCTTTACGTCATCAAACTGGATGAAACTCCAATATACATCTGGATAATTATTGATATAAGGAGAATCAATACACTCCCCATTGGGCAATACATATCCATTGTAGGCTTGCGGATATATTCTTGTGATTAAATTTTCTGTGTTTACGACTTCCTGAACACTTTTCAAATTGTATCCGAACTCACACCTGGCACCTTTGTCTGAACCAATTCTTTTGTTGATTTTGATTGTGTAATCATCATAGACAATTTCTCCGCCCCATCGATTCATAAATGTATTGTCTGCATTTCCATTAATGGCCTGTAGACGATTCATTTTATTGAAATAGCATGTAGAAATATCTGTGATATCTGAAACACCTTTAAAGGATGTTCCACTTAAAATCGTATTTAACGCATCCTGACCATTCATATTTACACATCGAGTATCCCACAAAGGCGGTGTTGTCTTGACCATGTAAAAAAGCGGATACGCTGTTACTTGAACATCATAATCCACTTTGTCTACATGACGAATAATAAACAATTGGTCTTTATTAAATAATGTTGGAACTTTTAAAACTGCCCCATCAATGATATTTTCTGAAATATCATCAATAGGATGTACTAATTTAACATACCATTCGCCGTTCAAAACAACGTGCATCGTACAGCTGGATGGGCGAAGAACATAATCACCGTTCTTTTCATAATTCTTATTAAAAGGCTTATACAATTGGATCATAGTTCACACCTCCAGTTTGGAATCACTTCACACTTAAAATTGCCACTTACTGTAATTGAATTTGAACCTTCAACTAAATATAAAGATTCAAAATCTCCACTGACCTGAACATTCTGTAAAGCACCGTTTTCTCGATATGCGACACATCTATCCGTATCAATATAAATTGTTCCTGACGCATTAACTGTCATCTTATTACCATTTACAGACAGAACGCATTGTCCTTCACCACTAATGATATAAACAGGATGAGAAACTGCATAAGGATTTGTCTGCACCATTCCACAACTATATCTATCTTGACCAATAAATAAATATCCGTATGGATCACAAGTAAATGTGGCCACAAAAGCATTAATTTCTTTTGTGCTTTCTCTTGAGATATCACCAAATTCAACTTTTTTGATTTTATAAAAGATTTCTGAATCATCCATCATCATAAGTGTTTTAGATTTACGAATCATTCTTTTATAGTCTCTAAAAGTTTTATTCAGATATTCTCTTTTTTCTTTAAAATTAAAATTGATATTAAATGTAATATCGTCATAAGTGCCTAAATCTTCGAAATACTTACCATCTCTTCCAGGAATATCATATTCTTTGTAGTTGCGCTTAGGAGTTACTATATCCGGTCGTCTGACCGGATATAGTTTTTCCCGAACGCAAGATACATTATCTAAATAAATATCAAATGAACTCATTCTATGCCTCACCTCTCATATAAGCATTAGATACGCTTCTAGATCCAATAACTCTTTCCATAGATGAAGCAATATCACGACCATCCAATGTTGTAGTGTTATACACAACAAACGTTGGATCGTACCGATAATTCGTGTTATCAGTAAACGAAGGATCCATTCCAATATCCATGATATCTTGTAAATCTTTGATTTGGCTTTCTACTCTACTTTTGTTTCTGTCAATTCCTGTAGCTAATAAATCCATAAAATCAGGCATCCACTCATCCGCATCAGCCAAAGGGCCTTCATCTGGAACAGAGAAATGTAGATTTTTCTTAATGAAATTTGTGACTCCACTAATCTTTCCTTTGACCCATCCAGTAAAACCTTTCCAGATGCCACTCGCAAAGTTTGACATCATGTCCATTCCCCATTGCAGGAATTGACCAGGTAATGATTTAATCTCATTCGCAATATTTTTAACCAAATTAACGGCTGCATTCTTTCCTTTTGACGAAAAATCCTTTGCCCAATTGACAATTGCAGACAACATATTGCTGATCCAATTTTGGAAGTTATTTAAACCATTTGCAAAGTTCTCACCAAGATTTTGAAAGAAATCATTGATTTTCTGCTTCACATTATTGAAGCCATCCGTCCACGATTTTTTAAAGCCTTCCCATAACTCAGAAACCTTATTGCATACGGCTTCCCATGTTTCTGTCATGAAATTAAGTACCTCATCCCAGTTTTGAATAACTAATATAATTGCCATGATAGCTGCAATGATTGCTACAATTATCGCAATCACCGGAGCTGCGGCGGTCATTAAAGCTGCAACTCCACCTGCTGACCATCCACATGCTGCGCCAACTGCCAGTATCAAAGGAGCGATTGTGGTCAAAACTGCAATAATCCCAATAAAGACCGCAATCATTTGTTGAGCTGGCTCAGGAAGTTCACTAAATATCTGAATAATTGTAGTCAATGCTTTTGTAAATTCAGTAAACACTGGCATTACTGCCTTTGAAAAATCGGCCATTGCCTCATTGTAATCATCTTGAGCCTTATTTGATTCAACCAATGCCTTGTTGTTCTCATTCCATGCATCTGCTGATTTCATTAAACCTTGATTTGCCATTTCATCCAGCACTAACTGTGCACGTTCTGAATTATCTGAACATTGTTCTAATTTTTCATTGAATTCATCTTCGGATGTTCCAGCCCAATTCAACATATCCGCAAAATTACCGGTAACTGTACCTGTCTTGATTGTCTCGTTGATTGACTCAGCCAAGCCATCAATTGGAATCGAATCTCCATACCGTGCCCAGGCACCAATTGCACCCTTAGTGATTTGCGTTAACTGACTTTGCTCCAAGCCAATTGCCTGTAAGTTTGCAGTAGTTGTAGCAGCAGATTGCGTATCGCCTAACACTCCAATAAGCTGCTTATAGGTCTGTTTTGTTTCATTCGTAGTGTAATTTAAATGAGAAGAAGAAACTTCTAAAGAACCCATGATTTTTAAATACTCTTTAGATTCTTCTACTGCTCCTTTGATATTTTCAACCATTCCAGATGCAAAATCAGATACTTGCTGAGCAGCCTCTTGCATGTTAAAGCTATCTTTAAGTTGTTGAACATCTGTCTTAGTCTTTTTTAACTTTTCACCAGTTTGTTCTGAACTATCTCCTACTTTTTCGACTTGAGTCGATGCATCACTTGCACTTTTTGCCAAATCATCCAATTTAGAATCATTGTCTGAAATTTCAGACGATAATTTATTGGCATAAGCAGTTGTCTCATTAAATGCAGTCTTCAATTTAGAAATCGTTGATTCCGTATTCGCATAAGCTTTTTCTGCTTTCTGAACTTGACTTGAATTCTCACCATATTCATTTGTCAATTGTTGAATTTCTTTGGCCTGTGCCTCAAGATAATCCGTTTGTTTTTTTATCTGATCCGATAAAAGCTTCATTTTATCTGACTGTTCATCATATTGTTTCTTCAAAACTTTATTCTTTGCAGTCAACGACTCCATGCTATCCGCTTGAGCATCAAATTCACTTGATACAGCTTTTAATTCAGACCCATACTCTTTTAAGTTCTGATTGATTTTAGAAATGGATTGATTAAATTCGGATTCACCTTTAATCGAAATCTTTGGTCCAATATCATATCCAGCCATATCATCACCTCAAATCCACATTAATATATTCTGGCTCTATATATTCGTCGGCATATCCATCTAGAATGACCGAAGCATCCGTTAGATCCGCTAAATAGCCTAACGGCATCACTAGAAACTCGTTAGATGGAATACCAATCTTATAGGCTTTTACCATTAAGTATTTGCTTGAATCACCTTGAAGCTTTTTTTCTTCTTTTTTTTTGAAGACTTTAAAGGCTTAGCCTGGATTTTTCTTTCTTTTGATTTGGAAATACATTTCTTGATTTTTGCAACAATTGCCTTCAATTCTTCTGGATCAGAAGGAATCAAGTACCCAATTGTATCTTTTGGAATCGGCTCCAATAATCCATCTTCGCCAATTGGTGCTCTATCATACTTTTGTCGCATGATATTCATAAACGCACATCCTGAATCAATCATTAGATAAAGCATGCTGATCATCATGTTTGCAGCTTCGGCTACATCCTGACCTTCTTCAATCTTTTTAGCAGCTTGAGTAAAATTTCCCATTTGTGAAACACAAGCTAAAGAAAAAGACATTGGATATCTATATTCTCCAATGTCTATAAATTGAATATTCATGTCCATAAGTCACCTTATGCAACAATATTCGCCTTTTGTTTCAAGTACGCAACCGCTTTTGCTTCATCTGGTAAATCTGCGTAGCATTGCCATGCATGGTCACCTGCTGCATCACGCATTACGGATCCTGTGATTTCAGGCAACTGCCAATCAACTGTATCTTCTTTAGTTTTCGCAGAACCACCTGGAATATTAAATTTAACACGATTAAACCAAATCGCACGATAGAATTCTTCATTGTTATTTTGATGCAGTTCAATAAGCCCACATCCAACTTCAATTGACTTCGTATTATCATCAAATACATATTCAGTCACAGATTCCCCGCCGACTGTAATTTTATTTTCTTTAATACTCAATAAAAGTTTAGATGTAGCAGGCATCAATTCACCAGTGGTAATTGTCAAAGTTCCTTCTTTGAACTCTCCACCTTCCGATTCTGCAATTTCATTGTCTAAATATAAATTATTATTGTCAGTAGTCGTAATATCAAGACTATACTCACTCATCTTTTCAGGGATGTTACCTTCTGAATAAGTAGTAGTACCGTCTGAATAACTATATTTCGCAATAATTAATTTTGATAAACCTTTTTTTGCCATTATTTGTTCATCTCCTTTTTGAATAATTCATTCATTTTACTGTCCATTGTTTCAATACTCTTTTTTCTATATTTTCGAACTGCACGACCTACAAAATCATTTTTAGGGCGAAAAGACGTTCCTCTCAAGATTGATCTAGCAATCAATGGTATTGGAACACCTCTTGAATACTTTTTAGTTTTATGACTTGAATATCCGGCAAAACCAACTTTGACGTTGATATCATCGCCCTTGCTCTCCATGTCTGATATTCCAAGACCTTTCTCAAGAGCTTTTTTCTCGTAGTCCATAGGACCTTGACTTGCATGATTGGATGTCTGCAACGATTGTATCTCACTGCGAATCCCATCTACAACCACTCCAGCACCTTCAAACAATGACATCTTCATGATTGGAACTACATCATCTTTTTCAAGTTTCTGCAGTTTATCAAGATATTCATCAAAATCATTAAATTCAATTTTGGCCATCAATACTCCCAGTCGAATGAATAATGAATGTAACTCGAATTTGTTTCGTATTCAATATTAATTATATTGAATGGAACTCCGTTGGCGTTAAACAAATCAATAACGTCATCCACTAAATCATCGAACTCAACTTTCGTATAAATATCCAACGAACCTTTTAACATGATTTCATCATGCTGATTGTCCAAAAACAAAGAATCAGATTCTCCTTCTTCTTGCCAAACTATATATCTATCGCCTTTATCTCCTGTTGCATCATAATGGTAAATTTCATTAGTGCTTGTATACTGCAGTAATTCTGCAAATTCTTTAAGCTTCGAATTCAAACTTTTCATTTAAATGCATCAATGTAAGCTTAGTGATTTGTATACCATTATCATCAAATGTATGTTGGATCAATGAAATCTGATACTGTGTACCATCTTCCAAAACAACAACATCGTTATATGTAATCGAACGGTCTCTGTAAATAGATACAGATTCATCCAGTCTATCCTGTGCTTTTTTAGCTTCATAAAACTTTGTAACACCAATTACTTCATAAGAAAAATAATAAGAAGATTTAAGGCGTAACTTAGATACAGGCATAAAGCCTTTATCCTGCACTAATACACGCTCATAAATCTTCAGAATTCCATCATCAAATGTCATTATTTTCCTTTTTGTGACCACAGGATATTGTTCAATTCATATCTAAGAGATCTAGGCATTGCTAGTGGGCTATCTTTATCAGCTCTTTTTCTGAATAAGAATGCTGCGTAGTCAATCTTCGCCATATAATAATCAAAGGAATCATCATCGACGATTCCTTCTCTTGCCATAAGTGAAACAGCTTGTTTCAACAACATTTTTAGATATTCATCGTTGGCATTTGTTTGAGGCATTTGGAGATTCTGCTTCAGGACAGTTAGTTCAGTATCTTCTCCAAAATCCATTGTTTATTACCCCTTTGTGACTTTTACAGTATAAACAAGTTTTGACATACCGTTCTTAACAGTAACAACTAAGTTCTTAGAACCTTCTAATGTTAATTCCTGGCCATTATTGTATTTCTTTCCGCCATACATAATAGTCACTGATGCTCCTTCTTGAGCTGGAACTGCATTTACAACGGCATTTGCTGCAGTTGCGCTTACTTCATATTCGTAAGTGTTTGCGTTGAATGCTAATGTTTCTGATCCAAGAGTCAATGATGATAATGTTGCATCGTTTGCATCATCGGCACGGAATGTTGCTGATGTTACTGGTGCTTTACCATCGATTGTCATTACACCGAATCCTTCATCAATTGCAGGTTTTCCGTCGTAGCGAGCTACACCACGGAATACTGTCTGATTATCTAAGAATTTAACGTGTTCTGACTGATCAATCTTAGCTCCGGCACGTTCACCTAATGTGTATAAATCAAAGTGTCCGAAGATGATATTATTGTCAGCAATAAAGTTAAGCTCAACAATTTCACCACCAACAATAGGCATTGTATTCTGCATTCCCGCAACAATAGCACCATTCATATCTGCATCCAATGATTCTGCCATCAATAATTTATGCGTCTTTTCGTTCATTACCCATGTTAATCCTGCAGAAGAATAATCATTGATTACACATGTTGATTTTTTGATAATATCTTTAAACAATTCTTTTCCGGTAAGGTTAGCACTTCCTTTTAAAATATTTGTTGTGTGTAAATCTTTCCATGCTCTAGCTGTTGAAGGATAATCGTTTGGACGTACTTCTTGCGCTAATCGAGTAACAATACCTAATGGCATTTTAACTCCGTGTCCAAATAAGACACCTTTATCCAATGCTTTACCGATTGCTTTACCAATCGCATTAATGATTTCTGTAGCTAAATCTTCATCGCTGTCTTCCAATACTGCATTGCATACTGCGAAGAATCCGGCTACTGCGTATCCGTCCATCTCAATGTTGTTGAATTTTAAATCCATTTCATTCAATGATCCGCACATTTCAGTCCAAATACCTTCTGGGATGTCTCCCATGATATTTTGACGAGATGTTCCACTTACACTCTGTAAATTAACTTTTGAAATCAATTTAGAATTCTCTTCTACTGTTTGACGAATCAAAGGTAACATAACTTGTGGAATTGTTAGTCCAACATTTTCAATTGCACGATGCTCTTTAATACATGTTCTTACGTTGGATAAGAATTTTTCTACATTCTCATCTTTGAAGAAACGATCACGTTCTTCGATTGGCATATTGAAGAATTTATTTCTTACAGTCATTTTCTGTTGTCCTCCTCTATTTTCTTCTTGCTTAGGGTCATCTGTTGGCTGCTGAGACTCTGCTTCTTCAATTTCTTTTTCGATATCAGCGATTGTCTCTTCCAGCTCTTTCTTTTCATCTTCGTATTCTTGTTTTTCTTCTTCTAATTTTGCGACTTCTTCTTCAACAGCTTGTTGTTCTTCTTCTGTTGAATCATCACGTAATTCAGAAATAGCAACTTCTAGTTCTTTTGTACGTTTTTCAAAGTCAGATTCTTTTTTTCTTAATTTCTCAAGATTCTTTTTCTGCGTATCTAATTTTTTACGCAACATTAAAACTTTTAACATGCTTGTTCTCCCTTCAATCTCTTCAGCATTTCTTTTTTTCTTTGTTCTAATTTTCTAGAACGAATTGTGTTAAATTCCTTTTTTCGCGCAGATACCTGTGTGTCTTCGTATGCAGGAAAAGTAACTACAGATACTTCATACAGATTCACGGATTTAATCGTCCAATGAACTTCGTTTCCATTTTCTGAATATTCTTCTGAAGTAATCTCAAAGCCAAAACTACATTGATCCACATCGCCACGTTGCACACGAGCATATAGATTCATCGCATCCTGGTCTGATTCATTGATTTCAACTTCGCCCCATAGGCCTTTGTCGTCAACTCTTAAAGTTAATGTTCCTGATTTGGTGCGTCCTAAAACCAAACGTGTATCATGGTCAATCAAACAACGGATATCACTATCCAGTGTTCCATCAAAAGCATGTGGATCTACACTTTCAGTAGCCCCATCCCATAACTGGTAATTGGAATTGAATACCGCAAAGTATCCACTGATATACTTTTTCCCATCTGCATCTCTAGTTTTGAATTTAGATAAAGAACTTCTCATCTGATATTTTTTATCCATTATTCTCACCACCTTTTTCCAATTTTTTTTGGTCTCCTATCATTCCTTGTGGAATATAGTTTTCAAGTATGATCAATTCATCTAGTCCATCCATCGGAGAATATCCTAGTGAATCTCTTACTTCATTGCCTGTCACGATTCCTCGTGTATACAAATCACATCCCACCGTCGAGAGTGTTTGTATGTCATAGGCATAAAGCGACCTATAATTGAACCTAAAATACCATTCAGGCTTGATAAGCAAACTTCGAGTAAGTGCCTGTTGGATGCACTCACAAATTCCTTTAATTCTTGTATTGATCCAGTTGTTCCATTCATCCTTATTGAATTCTCCTGCACCTAGTACGAATGTTGGAACATCTAAAATGGAAGCAACTGTCTTCTTATCCATTTCTACTGAATCTTTGATGGCCAAATCATTCAGTGATAACGGCTTTACTGTAACCACATCAAAACCATCTGCAGGAATTAGCCAAGGCTCTCCTGTCTGATTTGATTTAATGTATTTATCCAAAAGCTTTTGCCGTCCATCTGAATTAGAAAACTCATCAACCATTCCATCAACCTTGACAATCAATGATGGTTGCCATTTTGATTCCATAAAACCTTTCTTTGTGACACTTGCTTGATCTAATGTTTCGGCCACACTTCGCAAAGATTTACGATATCCAACACCTTTCCACGGATAGTTTGGATCCGGATTAATCACGATATGAATTAAATCTTCCGGAAAATATTCCTTTCCGTTATAAAGAATCGAATACCCAAAATCACCATTTGGAACGAAAGAAACACTTCCAGGATTCAAAGGGTAGATACCTTCAATCAATCCGGATACTGTTCTTGGATACAGAACACAGTTTCCATCACCTTCAAGCAATAAAGAACGAACGATAGAAGACATCCATGTCATTCTCGTCATGTATTTGTTTGGATGGATATCAACCAAATTAGATAATGCATTACTAATCCTTTGATCACCATTCTTAGAATTCTCCATTAAATGGATTGTCATACTTCCAATTAGATTGGCAATCTTATTAACTGCGCTAATAATTTCAGGATTCTGTGATAATGGTGTATAACCGGCTGACAATAAAGATTCCCAATTTACTGGCATTACAGCTGCATAATTCGACCTTTTCTGTGGATCTGGTCTAATATTTTTCTTTTTGTTTCTCCTTGACAAAATAAGCCTCCTAATCTAAAAACATTGAAGCAGACGAATTCTTTTCTTCTGCAATCAATAATTGTTTACAAGCTATAACTGAGCAATCGAATAAATCTATACGTTGGTTTGGCATTACTTTTTGGAAACGCACAAAATCATCGCTATCTTCTGTAGCTTTTACATTCCCAACGCAATACTCATACGCAAGATTATGCACGTAATAAAATTCTTGAAGATTGAACTTTTTCTCGATTTCTCGAAAAGCTTCCGTTTTTTCAACGTACAACTGTTTCTGATCACGAATTTTAAAACCAGCTTTTTTCATTTTTAAAATGAATTCACGTGAATACCTTCTGTCGTATCCGATCCATCGAATTCTAAAACCTCTGTCTCGAACTTTTATAAACCATTGAATTACATCTTCATATTCAATGACATTCGAGTTACAACACGTTAGCCATCCTTCTTCTTCCCACCAGAATACCGGAATGTTATCTTCATCCGATTTCTGATATGCCGTACTCCGTGGAATAAACGCATGGCTAATGCAAATATCCACTCCTTTATATCGGCCATAAATACAAACTCCGGTTAAATCGTGCAGTTTGGATAAATCTGCACCGCCATACCATTTGATAGGAAGTTTAGCCAACTCATCAATCGTCCAATTATACTTGGCATCGGATGTCTTCACGACATTCATATCAAAATATGTATCAATTTGATTTGTAAAAACATTCAATGATTTCGCAAAGAAATCTTTTCTTTGTTGAGGGTCGTTCTGCGCCTGGATCGCATCGTTCATTAAATCTTCGGCACGAACAGATTGACCAATACCAGGATTGGCCATCGCCTGAACATCTGGATTCATGTAATCCAAAAACTTTGCGCCTTCCTCATTTTCCGTTAGATCGGCTTCGCAAATAAAAACGAAGTATTGCTCATCGTCTACTTCGCCATCTAGAATCTTTTTACAATACCGCACTCTTTGCGCTAGAAAACTGTTTGGATCATCTCCTGCAGTTGAAATACCAATCATTAATTTGTTCGCGTAAGCCTTCATGGCTTCTTTAAACAAATTGTATTGTTTCGGTTTTTTAAACGCATGAACCTCATCTGCAATCGCAAAGTTACAGTTAAATGAATCTTGCGCATCTGGATTTGTGGCCAACGCATTTAATTCAAACATTCCGTCAGACATTTCTGCTTTTATAGAATGTTCGTTGTTGTTGTCGATAATATGAAACAAACCGCCATCCTCATCCGATTCTCCCATGTTTCTTACGTTGTATTTCAGAAAATTGAATGTTTCCAATGTTTGTTTTAAGGCTGCGGCCACAACATAAATCTTGGATCCGGATTTTCGATAAAGCAATCCAACCGCATACGCTAATGCTGCAGAAAATGATGTTTTAACATTTTTTCTAGGAATAAATATTAAAGCCTCATGATATTTCTTTATCTTTGTTCCTTTTCGATAGATTCCAAACAGGTTGTAAATGATAAATTTATGAAAAGGCATCAAAATAAAAGGAGTACCTCGTAAAGGTTCTCCGTCTTGTGTTTCTCCCTGCATGTGGCAAATTGTTTTTTGAATGATTGAAATAATAAAGTCTGCATCCTTTGGATTGAATTCATATCTTTCATCTTCCAAATCTCTATAAAATCTATCAATTGCTTTTATACGATAAATATTGGCTTTGATTTTTCCACTCTTACAATCGTCGCAATATTTCTGTACTTCTGAAAAATACTTTCCGTTATACACTACTTAACACCTGCGCCAATCTACTTTGTTTTGCGGATTCAAGTCCGTTTGATTTAATCGCTTTTAATCCTTTTGGAGTTAATCCTAAAGTTGTTTCGATTGTAAGAAGATTCTTTTGAAGAGCTTCGATGGCCAAATATTCTGCAGTCTTACGAATATTCTCATTTCCGGATTTATTTTTAAAAGTCTCTGTCACTTTGCACCCCTCTTCGAACCACTTTTGATACAACAAATCGTACTGAAATCGCATCTCTGCATACCTGCGAATCGTTACATCGAACTCTTTCTTGTAAGTTCCGATTTCTTGCATATATAAAACTGTTTCTTTAAAAATTCGATTCGTTTTTCTGCTGACAGTTGCTCTGTTCATTTTGACCATCACCCCTTTTTTCAAAAATTGCTCAGAGTTGGAAAGATGGATACTCCCCCAGGGAACCAATTTTCATGTCAAAAAAATTTAGGTGGGGGGATCTCTTTCAGAGCAATCTTTTCGAGGCTATCTCATCTAAATCCACATCCAACTCTTTGGCCACATCACGTTTATCGTATGCTCCAATCAAATAGAGCAAGTAGATTCGTATCAGCCTACATAGTTCATCATTAGATTGCATAATCTTTTTTCTTCTTTCTCCAATCAACTCCTGGAATCGTATGTCTTTTCAATTCTTCACCAAGCTCAGTCAATGCACCAGTACTTCTGTTCTCTAACTTATTGTGCTCGCCTACGCTCACACTAATTAGGTTCCAATCGCAGAACCGATATTCCGGATATTCATCTGCTGGATAGATATGATGCACAACTTCTGCTTCTACTCTTCTGCCATATCGCTTTGAAATCTGACAAAGATATCCATCTTTTCTAAGAATTGATTCTCTTTTCTTTTTCCATCTCTTAGTCTTGTAATCCATGCTTTTTACCTCGTGAAGACAGTCTAGCAAGGAAACTGCCTACACCAAATAAAAAAAGCACATGTGCGTGCTTTCATGTGTAAAATATTCAACGCTTGGCTTTGTCGAATTTTTTACGCTACTAATATACCACATTAAAATGGTGGCCAATGGCTACTCTTTTAATTTTTTGGTTCAGGAATGATTACAATTTTAATATTTTTATCTACATTCATGTATATTTCAACATTCTCGTTATTTCTGCTTTTAGCCACAGCTTCATCAAACGAGAGCTTTTCTAGTCCTGGATAAGCATAGATAGAAAATTCATAATCCTTACTGCTTTGGTCTTCCCACCCCATGCATCCGTATGCTAATAGTTTCTCATTTCTTAAACTATATACATATACAAATAGAACCTCATTTCTATCAAATAAAATCGTTTTCACTGATTGAGGTCTGTACATTCCTTTGTTTGAATCATGCATTCGTAAAGGCTTTGTTAAAATTGGAATCACGTACAAGCCAACAAAGGCACATGCAATCGCTAAGATTGCTTTTAATAATTGCTCCATCATAATATGCTTTTTATCATCGCATGAACATGTTTTTTTAATCCACTACGACTGAATCCATATTTGTCTGCCACTTCATATTGTGACATTCTAAAAAAATACAAATCACACATAATGCATCTATCCTTGCTGGATAACAATTCAAAGGCTTTGCATTCGTTGATTCTCTTTTGATAATAAGCAATTTCACGCTCACGCTCTTCAATCGTTTCTAACAATGCAAGCTTAGATGTAAATGTTCTTTGATATGTCGGCATTGGCAAACTGGATTTCATTTGTTCTTTAGACAGTTCTTCAACTGAATGTGATAAACCTAACATTTTATGATTCAACTCTTCCAACTCTTCATTCAATTCAATAATTCTATGGCAACAATAGTCCAATGATTTAAAATCACCAATAAATTGTGCAACTGTTTTTGAAACCTCAATCATGCGAAACCTTTTCAATACCCGAGCAACGTGCCCATGGTGTTCCAGACGAATATTTACTTTCTACACGCTTTCTCAAATTGAAGACTGTTTGATTTAAACCACAGTTTTCTCTTTCCAATTTTGAATATTCTTGTCTGATATATTCAAGCTGTTTTAATCCTGCTTCACGCATTCCACCATTTTCAACATCATATGTCATGATCTTAATTAATTCAGTTAAACAATCAAATGCATTCTCTGCAGTTTGATTATGCAATACAACTTTTTCCATTCTTTTCCCCTTAATACAACGAAAACAAAAAACAAACAAATTTAACAATACTTGAGATAATCCATACAGCTCCGCCTACAACAGCCGTAAACATCCATATGTATAAAACCCCAAACAGAATAATAAATACTAATCTCCAATTAATCTTCATATGCTGCACTCATCGCTTTTTTTAACTCCATGAATTTACACATATACCAATCAGATTTTTCCATGTCCTCTTTCCCATTTTTATTCAATGCTCTATATCTGTATTTCCAAACATTGCACAAACAAAAATTTGCGACTACTGACATTCCAAATACTGCAATCATTTCATCAATGCATTCATATGATCCACTCTCATAATGTTCTGGATGATTGACTGCGTCTTTTTCTTTTACCATTGTGGATAACCTCCTTCGCTGTATAACATTTCTCTTTCCTGATTCACATCATTATTTTGTGTTTCTTCTTTCTTATCTAAGAACTGCAAACTTTCAACCATCACATCGCACGTGTAGATTGTTTCACCATTGTTATTCGTGAATTTTCCTGTCTGCAATCTTCCATCAATTCCAATCAAAGAGCCTTTCTTCAGATACTGGTACATCAAGTCTGCTGTTTTGTTCCAGGCAACACAACTAATAAAATCTGCATCCGGTTGTCCTTGTGCTTTCACTTTTCTGCTTACTGCCAATGTGAATTTACAGATGCTTACTCCATTTGGTGTTTTCCTAATCTCAGGATTCTTGGTCAATCTTCCTACTAAAATAACTCTGTTTATCACTCTTTCTCCTCCTTTTTTCTTTGTCAAATAACCTTAAATTATTTTCCAAAATCAATTCTGCACTGAGAGCCCTAATTTAAAGGCTCTCTGTACATTTTTTTGAACTAAAAACTTTTTGTGTTTTTTAATGCTTATTTTGTCCGCAATACAATCCATTTTTTATTAGCGAACCTAGTGCAGAAAATGTAGCATACGCATTATCAATCTTTTGATTTAATTCACGCATTGATTCTTCAAATGATATTGATGACTCATGTTCTAGAGCACCAAGTGCTACAAATTTTATTTGATCTTCATCTAGGCAAAATATAGCTCCATCATCGAACTGGACATCGTAAAGTGTGGGCTTCACGTAATTGCCCTTGCTGATGACGCACGTATGAATCACTTTCCCAATCTGCCCGATATATTCTTTTTTAGGCTTTCCTGTACTGCTTATTAGTTTATGCTCGTATCCATCGGTTAAGCTTAATAGTTTTACTTTGGTTTCCATTCATTGACACCATGCATCGTTCCGTTTAACATTTCGACAGCTCTGTTATCACAAATGCATTCATTAACTATTTTCTTATAAGCGTCAAAATACCATTCGTCTTTATCTCCATTGTATGTCAGTTCATAATACATACCATCAGGAAGATTGGTACTAATAAGATACTTCCAATTCTGCAATGCTTTGCATTTCCAAACAACATAAACTTCTAATTCAGATACATACTTTTCATAGTCTTTATCAGACTTATCTAAGCTGTTAATCGCATATTGTTTAGCTATACTGATTGCGATCATATCCTCATAACTTGTCACTAAATTTCCTTGAAATAATTCATCTGAAACTACATTACTAATCATTTTTCATTCTCCTTAAAATTATCTTCATTGCCTTGTATTCCCATAAACAAATAGAACAAATTTCTTTTACAGTTCTTACAAGGATGTTCATTTTTCAAATTACTACTATATTTACAGTTTTCACATTCACGTTTTTCCATTTTGATTACCTCTTCAATAACTGCATATCATATCCACTCAAAACAAATCTCTCTGTCAATTTATGATTACAAGAATTGCCTAATCTTTCATAGATTAATTCCATTTCTTCGCGTGTGAAATTTGTTCCTAAACACTTATTAATTTTTGATAAAACATCATCTTGATATCTTATGGTCCTCCATTCCTGACTGTATACCAATGCACATGTACAATCTCTGCTACACCATTCGAGCAACTTGTATTTCAATTCTGTAGGTGTATTCACATCACGCAAACAAATATACAAATTTGTTTTTGGAATCAAAATAAGCTCGTTATTGTGGTTAATAAACGATCCTGGAAATTCCCTCATCACTTCAAATACATAATCTGTCATTTTTATTCTCCTAATTTACTTATTGCTAAATATTCAACGTCTTGTTGGCCTTCCCACCAATCATTCAACCAACAAA